ATGCGCCAAAATTGATTCTAGGTTTTACTAACATGATGGTTGCATTACTCGGATCGTTGGCTGCCAATGCACCAAAACTTGTCGGGGCGTTTGCAAATATGATTGTTAGTTTCGTAAACGCATTAGCTAAAAATGCGCCTAAAATTATCGCTTCATTGGCTAGATTGCTCGTTAATATGTTGATTGCAATCGCTGCCAAAGCGCCTTCCATTATCGCTGCTTTTAGCAAAATGATTGTTAATTCATTGAATGCGATTACCAAACAAATGCCAGAATTCATCAAGGCCGGGGCTAATTTTATCGTTTCAATGCTGAACGGGATTGCCAGAAATATTGGTAAAATTGTAACTGCGGCCGTGAATGTGGTCGTTAAGTTTATCAATGGGATCGCCAGCAATCTTGGTAGAATAATTACTGCTGGCGTTAATCTGATTGGAAAGTTCATCAACGGATTGGTAAATGCGATCCCTCAAATTACAGACATCGCTGTTAATGCGGTAATGAAATTCGTTCATGGTGTCGGCTATGCGATTGGTAAAGTCATGGGGTCTGGTAAAGAACTCATTAACCAATTTATTAGTGGCGTTAGGTCTGGGCTATCTTCAGCACGATCTTCTGGTAGTTCAGCAGGTGATGCGGTTAAAGATGGTGTTTCATGGACTGACCTGTTTTTCAACGGTTCTAGTATCATGAGCAGTTTCTTAAACGGTTTGATGTCAGGTTGGCATAGCATTCAGTCGTTCGTTTCAGGAATCGCCGGTTGGATTCAAAAGCACAAAGGCCCTATCAGCTATGATGCCAAGTTACTTATCCCAGCTGGTAATGCTATGATGAATGGTTTAAATTCTGGATTAATGAACAGCTTTTCAACCATTCAAAGTAATGTTTCTAGCATGGCAGATAAATTAACTGACAGCATCAATTCGGTAGCTGGAAATATTAAAACTGGTGATCTATCAATGCAAGCCGCAAGCTATCAAGGCGGAAGTATCGATCAGAACATCGACAGTGATAATTGGGTTAAGCCAACATTTATCGTTAAAAATGAATTGGTTGGCGATAAGATTTATACCACAGTTAAGTCCAAGGAATCACGTGAGTATGATATGAATCAGTTTTTTAAACGTTAGGAGATGTGAAAATGGACTTACTAATTACAAAACTTGATGGCAATAGTACAAGTCTAAGTTCCATAGGATTGCAAGTCATTGATATTAAAGAAAAATCAGCTTCAATTGACAGAATAGCCAAAACATTTGATGGCCGTAATGGGTCACTTGATTATGGCGGCCGTCACGTTGACAAAAAAATAACGGTTTCTGCAATGTATGGTGCTATTGGTATGAGTGAAGATGCCAAGACAGAAAGCTTGATTAACGCTTTGACATCTCAAATTGAACCTTTTTACATTACCAAGTTTTTTAAAGATGGATCAATGTATAATTTTGAACGTCCTGGGCAAGAAACTGGAAATTTAACGTTTGCCAATGGCAATGAAGATTATAAGCGCTATAAAGTTTATCGCAGCGATACGAACAGCCCTGACTTTAAAGGTAAAATCGGGGACAAATTAATTTCAACCATTGATTTAGAGTTCAAAACTGTTGGGTTGCCTTATGGAGAAAGCAAACCACGCTCGCAAGCACTGGCAAGTGGTCAATCGATAGTTTATAATGGAAACGTAGCTTGTTCACAGCTAGAACAGAGTTTTTATTTTGTCATAACAGCTAAGGAGGCATCGGATAATGGTTTTACGTTGACAGTTGATAATCAATCATTGATCGTTACCAGCCCAGTTGTTGTTGGTGATGTTTATATGCTATCCGGAATGAACAACACTCGTGGCGATCAGAACATTAATAATAAGACTAATGCTGGGTATTTTGTCTTACGTCCAAATGCAGCTAACAAGGTAACATGTTCGATTAGTGCAGATATCCAAATTAAGAATTTATGCGACTTATATATTTAGGAATGGGAGGTGAAAAATGTTTTGATTAAATTTTACGACCCGTCTGGGGAATCACATTTCGGCCAAGCTACCATTACAAGAACCACCAGTGTCAATGGCGGATTGTCATTAACTGGTGAAGTGTTTGCTGGTGATGATGTATTGAACGGCCTAGACTACGGTTGGTGGTTAAACTTCGATAATGAAAAGTACGTTATTACGTACAAAAAATTAAGTGATGATACTAATACAATCGTCTTCGATGCGGTGCAACAGTTTTTTTGGGATTTTGCCAAAGTGGCATTGCATTCACAATACACTGGAAGTCATGAATATACATTCTATTTAAACCAACTTTTTAATGGGTCTGGATACACCTACAATAACGATGCTACCGTACCAGCGTTTGAAAAAGAAAATTGGGGTTATAAAAATAAACTAAGCCTGTTCAATGACATTATGGATCAGGCAGACGTTGAATTTGAAGTCCACAATGAAACGGTTCATATTGCTAAACAGATTGGTAGCGACCTGACCAGTTTCGTTCGTAAAGGAATTAACCTCAGCGACCTTACGGAAGAAATGAAAATATCCGATTTTGCGACTTACGCTAAAGGGTATGGTGCATTCAAAGATTCCGATGACCAGAGCAAAGGGAGGTTAGAGGTCGAATACCGTAGTGAGTTAGCCAAGAAGTTTGGCGATTTAGAAATGGATCCGATTGTCGATGAACGATACACGGTTGCAAATAATTTGATTGCCGAATTAAAAAAACAGGTTGATGCGACCTACACCGTGTCAATGACTATGAACATCTATGATTTAGAAAATGCTGGTTACCCGAATTATGAATCGCCTAAAGTCGGAGACTGGATTCTAGCGATTGATGAAGCATTAAAATTCAAACGCAAGGTTCGTATTATTAAGCTAGAAGAGCAGTTCGATGTGACCGGCAAACGTATCGGGTATACGACAACTTGTGGCGATTTGAGTATTGTGGATCAATATACAAATATCCAAAGTAGCTTGGATAACAAGGTTCAACGCATTCAAGAAAATGTTGACAATGTAGCTGCCAGTGCTGACGGCAAGAGTTCAAACTACTATGGCGCAAAAGAACCTGCGAGTGCCAATGAGGGCGACTTATGGTTCGACCAAAGCAATAGTGATCCGGACAAGTGGTCTATCAAGCAATGGGCTAACGGGCGTTGGGAACAGCTTACGTTGAATCCTGGCGAGGTAGATGCCAAAGTAAGCGTTGCTAAGCAAGCAGCTGATACTGCGATTGAAAACGCTAATTCCGCAGTAAATACTGCCAATGACGCAGTAGCCAAAGCGGGATTTGCAAACGACACGGCGACACAAGCTAAATCAGATGCGGCCACGGCACTGCAAAAAGCGCTAGACGCCTATAACCACGGCGACCAGGTTAAAACCGGGCTTACTGCTGATATCGACGCCGTTAAAGGGCAGGTTAGTTTAAAAGCTAATCAAGTCGACGTCGATAAGCTAGGCGGGCGCGTAACCAATGCCGAGGCCCAAATTAAACTGCAAGCTGACCAGATTGCTTTAACGGTAAGCAAGACCGAATTAACCAATATTCTTGGTGACTACGCTACCGAAACTTGGACGCAGTCGCAGATTAAGTCTACTGCGGATTCGATAAATCTGAGCGTTAGCAGGGTACAGAGCAATCTGGATAATCTATCAATCGGTGCACGTAACTATTTAGCTGACACAGACACTCCATGGCAAACGCGAGGTTCTGGCGGCACTAATCAGGTTAGCCTCAACAAATGGTTGTTCACATTTGGAACAATCAAGCAAGCGCCTTTCAAAGACGGCGAGTATGTCACCGTGTCTTTTGATTATACAAACGTTGGTACAGGAGCGTATGGAAATATATACCCACGGTTCAATAACGCACCGTGGGGGTCTCTCATCAATGGTAGAAAACCTATGAAGGATAACGGACACGTTGTGTATACTACCCCATGGCAGTCAGGTTGGACTACAAGCGGTACGGCAAATGGTATTCAAATTCATATAGATAACGTCGCTACCACAAGAACAGTTACTGTATATAACATGCAGTTTGAGCGAGGGAATAAAGATACCGACTGGAAACAAGCGCCGGAAGACATGGCAACCGTTGAGAAACTCTCAGAATTACAAGTAACAGTAAACGGCATTCAAGGCACAGTCCAAAATAAGGCTGACCAATCACAAGTCACTCAAATGGCGGGGCAGATTACCAGTTTAATTGGTTCAGCAAATAATCCTAACTTAATTCCTAATTCAGGACTACCAAAGGACACTTTATTCTGGCGGGTTAATGACACGGCTAGATTTAAAGTCGCAACACACGCGTTTTATACAAAGGGACCATTATTCGCACTACTCGCGCCACAAGGTACAGCTGAACGAACGGCAGGGACGGCGATTGTTTCTGTCACGCGTGGAGCAACTTATACAGCATCACTCGGTGTTTTTGGTGACTCCAACGTATTTGGTTGTGACGTTCTTTGGATCGGTCGAAAGCACGGTGAAACTACTGATACCAAAGTGTTAGTATTGGCCGGAAATTTCAAACCAAATCCAAGTAAGATTGAATTTAAGTCATGGGCGTTCAATGTTGGCGATTGCGACGAGGGATACATTCGAGTTGATAATAATGGTTCAACTAGTGGCGAGTCCACCTTGTATTTCGGTGAAGTTAAGCTTGAAAAAGGCGGTCGTTATACACCTTGGGAGCAGACCGCTGAATCATCTGAGATTGTCCAGACACGTGAGATGATTAACTTACGTGTGCAAAAGGGCGATGTGATTAATCAAATCAACATTAGTCCTGAATCAATTCTGATTGCTGGTCAAAAGGTCCACATCACGGGACAGACGTCAATTGATAACGCGGTGATTAAAGATGCGATGATTGCAGACATTAAAGCCGATAAGATTACCGCTGGCACGCTTAATGCTGCTAACGTGAATGTGATTAACCTCAACGCTAATAACATCACGACGGGGACAATTAAAGGTGCTAACTTGAGTATGAATTTAAATACTGGCGAGGTGTTGTTCCAGAAAGGGTCTATTAAGTCATCAGATGGAACCTTCGCTGTTGATATCGATAATCGAACAATAACGTCAACGGATAATTCACATAACGGAATTGTACTTAAACATGGCGAGTTACTATTCTACAAAGAAATTAATGCAGGGTCTGGCAGTGCCGAGTTTGGTCGAATGGATGTGGCTTTTTTTAACGGCGGTGGTCTAAATATCACCGGGTATAACGGGCTTACTTTAGGGACGGAAACTACCGGCTTGTATGAAGCTAATCTAGCTTTAGTTTCTCCGAAGAATAATTCAGGGAAAAGTAGTGCATCTCTTGTGGGAGATGTCATCTACTTGCAGCCGTCACCAGGTAACCTGAAGGGAGAAATTAACATCTCCGGAAAAACAGATATTGCGGGGAGTGTCTCGGTCGTTGGAGATTTTAGCGTTATTGGCAAAAAGAATGCTATTCACCTGACAAACGATGGCATCCGCGAAACCCCCGCTTATGAAACAGCCGAGTCCTATTTGGGCGATATTGGTGAGGGTGTCACAGATGAATCTGGCAGGGCGTTAATCCATATTGACGCCCTGTTTAATCAGATTATAAACACCGATTATGATTATCAAGTATTCGTCAGTTCTTACTCAAATGCTACAATCTGGGTGGAAGAGAGGAACGCAACAAGTTTTGAAGTCCACTCAAATATTCCTAAC